AACAATCGGGCGTAAAGAATGAGTTGCCGGAGAGTTCCTAATCTCTGAAAGCCCTTGATTTCAAGCCATTCTGCCGCTCTGACAACAGCATTTCTTTGTATCAATTCTTGGGTTTACCTTTCAGTGTAGACCTCAACGAATTCCCATTCAGCATTAGCTTTTATATGGCGGGTGTAGTAGTCTACTTGGGCTTCGTAACTTGAAATCTGCTCTTCATAATCGGTCGAAACTCGTGCGTAGGCAGCTACCCTTTTCTTGGCGGGAATATTGACAGCATTAGGCGAGAAGTGTTTGACTGTTGGCGGTATGACTGTTACTGATCGTGCTGCGTTCATTGGCTGTTTCTCCTTTTTATATTTTCAAGCTGACGTTCTCGTGCCTGTTGTTTTGCTTCTTCAGTCCATTTCCGCGATTTGTCCTGCCAGGTTGCTTCAACCTTGTGTCCGTCGTGGAATACATAAACCAATTGATTTAAATCATACACTCGCATTTCCTTAACCTGGGTTTTGAAAAATACCTCGTCAAATTCAGGGGTACCCAATACCTCAGCAGTCAGAGATAACAGTATGTCCTCCGGGATTTGCTTTGAAGGGCAGGCGGCCTTACCGTGCCGGTTGAAGGTTGAACATATCCAGACCGGTTTGGCATATTTGCTTCCTGCGCCGTTTATTTTTCTGCGGTAGTATTTCCCGCACTGCCCACATAAGATTTTCCCTGAAAAGGGATATGTATTGGGAGTACCGGCACCCGGATTATACTTTGCTGCCTGGTTTTTTAATCTCTCCTGCACAAGCTCAAAGGTATCCCTATCAATAATCGACGGATGGCTGTCCTTAACATAATACCTGGGAAGCATACCATGGTTGATGCATTTTTTCTTATCAATATGGTCTGCGATGAAAACCTTTTGCAATAGCATGTCTCCAACATACTTTTCATTGCGCAGTATCCGGTCAACCGTGGCTTCGAGCCATGTATTGCCTCTTTTGGTCTTGATGCCTGCTATGTTCAGCTTTTTCATTATGGCGTTTTTACCCATACCCCCAAGATAATCGGCAAAAATCATCCTGACGGTTTCAGCCTCCTGCGGCACTATTTCAAGCGTATCCCCATTAAGACGGTAGCCAAGAATGGAAAAGCCATGCGGGAGTCCATCTTTGAAATTGTTTCTTATCCGCCACTTGCAGTTTTCGCTGACCGAACGGCTTTCCTCCTGGGCAAAAGAAGCGAGGATGGTAAGCATTAACTCGCCATCCCCACTAAGACTATGGATATTCTCCTTTTCAAAATACACATCAATATTCAACAGTTTTAGTTCTCGCACTGCCTCCAACAAAGTGACCGTGTTCCTTGCAAACCTTGATATAGATTTTGTGATCACCATATCCACTTTTCCTGCTCTGCAGTCGGTAAGCAGACGTTGAAACTCTACCCTGCTATCCTTGGTGCCCGTTTGTGCTTCGTCGGCATAAACGCCAACATACTGCCACTTATTATTCCTTTGTATCAGTTCACTATAATAGCTGATCTGAGCAGATAGTGAGTTAAGCATCGCATCTTTACCGCTTGAGACCCTGGCATAAGCCACTACCCGCTTTTTGGCAGGTATCCTTGGCTTAGAAGGTTCAATTATTCGTATGCTGCGTTCCATGATGCCCTCCTTTCAGGCACATGTTACCTCTGATTTCCTACTCATAGCAAGTCATTCAGCGGGCTAAAGCACCTATAATTGGGCGATATTTTGCAATTAATATTGTATTGATTTTCTTGTACTCCCGGTCGTTTATAAGCCCCTTACCAAGCATTGTTTTGGCAATTGCAAGAGCCACTCGATAATTCTTTTCAGCTTTAAACTGCTCCAATGTCACGATCGTTCCTCGCTTTCGTCTTCTGTGGTTCTCCAAATCGGTCCTTAATATAGCAAGCGTGGCCACAATATTTCCGTCTGTTGTTGCCATAGCTCTCAAATACCTTCCCGCAGCAGGCACAAGTAAAATGGTAGATCGCCTTCCTATCCAGGTTCTCCTTATGGGCTTTCCACCAAGCTCTGCGGCAGGCATCAGAGCAGAACTTTTTAGGTTTGTGCTTCGGGTTCTGCCTAAGCTGCTTGCCGCAATGCCTGCAGACGGTATTATCCTTTGATTCAGGGGTGGCATCAGGTGATAAAATAATGCCGCCAACCGGCAGGTTGTTGCGCCTGCAAAAGGATTTTATGGTATTTTCGGATATGTTAAGATTTGATGATATCTGTGCATAGCTCATACCTTCAAATCGCATCTGGCGTATTCTGGCCTTTTCGTCAGTGGTCATTTCATTCTCTCCTTAACACAGAAACGGCCCCTGAAGGCCGCACCTGATTGAAGTCAAACTGACATCATTAAGATTAAGCCCCTAAAACCCTTCCTTATTAGTAGGATCATTAAAGAAAGCAAAGGATGATAATACCGTAAAAATGAGTGTCGTTAATTCCTTGAAACTATCCTCAGTCAAGCCAATCGGTACAAGTAAACCGTAGTTCTTAAGAATAAATAAAACTAGGGCTGCTACCGCGCACCATGCTACCGGACTTCTCCATCTTGATTGTTTCATCATTAAACATCTCCTTTCAAAATCAAGGCCGCCACTCCCTTAATTAGAATGGCGGCATATTCACCAGCAACCGTTTTTCCTTTAACAGCGTTTTGCAACCAGTAGTCTGGACTTTTTATAATTCCTTTTTCTTTCAATGCCTTCACCGCTGCTTCCAGTGAGGTATCCCTTTCCTGCAGCACAATACCAAAATATTTAAGGATTCCACTGCTAATGGCCAGCCCTATTGCTTGAATGTTCTGCAGTATCCATTCGGCGTCTTCCAGATTATCATGAAAAGCTACCTCGATTAGCGCAGCCGGAGCATTGGTCTTCGTTAGTTCATAGAGCTTAGAACTAAACTTGATCCCCCGGTCTACCGTTGGTGTGAGTACTTCGATCTCAGCATATACAGCGTGAGCAAGCTTTTCTCCCTGGCCGCCGGGAGCATACGCAAAGACTTCACATCCCCTGCCCCCACCGGCATTGCTGTGAATAGCCAAATGGATATCAGGTTTTCTCGCGTTGCTATCTGCTACTACTTGAGCTAAATTCATTTCCGGTCTGTTCCGATATACCACTACACCGTAACGCCTTAGAATTTGTTCGCATACGTCAGCCAACTGGTTCATTCGTAATTCTTCGGTGCCATAACAGCCAACACCCCTGTTGTTTTCTTGGGTTGAGGGGCTTAAGTAAACACTTTTAGACATGACTGGAATCCTCCTTGTTCAATTGGGATAAAACAGCTTTTAGTTTCTCAGGTACAGGCAATCCGATTCTTGCGGTGTTTTCAAGGATGCTGATTCCTTCATTAGATAAGTAAAAAAAGATAACTGCGGTGCGAATAACATCGCCGTTGCATATAATGTTCGCATCAATAATGTGCCCAACAGCCACCAATGCAAAAATCAGTATCTTCTTGAATATGCCTCTGGCTCCGACCTCACTGGACAACCGCTTATTGAGAATGGCTACCATGACCCCAGTTAAATAATCAATGACTACAAATGTTATAAGCGCATACAAAAATCCATCCCAGCCTCCCTGCACCCAGCCCAGCCAGCCTCCTATCCCTGAAAAAGCAATTTGTATGGCATGAACTACGTCTTTCATAAATTTCTGCCTCCTTTTTGAAATAAAAAAAAGAGCCCCAAGGCCCATCCTGAAAACTATCTTAAGCTGCCTATAATTCACTGGCAGTCTTGATCCTACCTAACACATCCTTCTGTATATAGGCTGGCACCTGATCAATCGTTCTCCTTCCCGCCAGCACCAATTCAGCCATTAAATCTGGGCTGACCGTGCCGGGAGTTGCTTGCGAAAGTTTGGCTACAGCCTCCATCAGTACTAGACTATACTGTTCCAGTTTGGCTAATCTTTCATCGTGCGGAATGCCACTGCCTTCGCTCACCTGGTTATGCCATTCAGCCGTAGGTTTGAGTTCCAGGTGGCATCCTTCCTTCCTTACAACCCTTATAGTTTCATAATTAGACAAATTGAGTTCAGGGTCATGAGCAAAGACAGAATCCTGGCCTCGAGCCAGCATCGGTTCAGTCTCGGATGCTTGAACTACTAAACCATCAGCCTTGTTATGCACTAAAAACATTAGCACCTAACCCCCTTCGCCTAATATTTGTAGATTTCTAAGTTGCCAACCATAGATCCGCCGCCCCCGCCGTAAACATAATAATATATGGTAACAGATAGGGAAGAACGAAAAGGTATACCTAAATTAGTTCGGCTGCCGATTACATTGAGTTTTCCGCCCAAATCTGAGAACAGATAAACATTGGAAGTTCCCCAAGCCACACTACCTGAACTAGAACCGAATCCAGGTATAGCCGTCCCATCGACGGTAACAGTAGCCCTGCAATAGCTGGTCCATGTTGTACCCATACCATATATATAAATATTTTGCAAAATACCTGCGCCGTTATAGGTGATGGTCACACTTTGTTCATTGCTGCTCCAGCTGCAAAATGATGACTGGACTGTACTAATCTGCATGATCTTGTAGTTCTTAATGTAGTTTTGCATAACCTCTTTCAGGTTGCCAATTTTAGAATGCAGGCTCCCCGCCGGATCTTCGGTATCGGTCCTAACTCCGACCTGCCTGCGGATAAAGGCCAGTATCTCTTCTGAGCCAAACATTACACCACCCCCCGTGTTAATATCTCGCCTGACCATTGATAGGTCTTGATCTGCCTGACCCCGCCGGAAAAACCGGAAGCCGGTGGTAAATAGCGGTAGGCCTTGGAGATCAGATCACCTTCCCAAATAAGCCAGGTGATGGCGTTGTAGCCATAGATGCCATGCAAGAGGTTGCCAGTTTCCCCGTTATATACGCTGAAGTGGATGGCGTTCTCGGCTGTCCAAGCTCCGCTGTTTCCCGCTCTTTTGTAAGTAGGGTATAAGGAGTCCTGGATGGTTTCCCCATGCAGGTGAAAGTGGTTATCAGCATCACCGGCTTTTTTAATGATCATCCAGTAATAAGCCCCGTTAACCAGGTCAGATATATCTATGGGAATACTAAAGACGGTTTTAGACATCGGCATAAATTCTTGGGGGAGGACCATGTATTTTAATACTGAGCCCATTGAACCATCCGGATTGAAGCCTTCCCGGAGTTCGACCAAGAGATCAGCACCCTGGCCATGCCTGATAATTTCAAAGGATACTCTCGCGATAGCGGCGGCGGCATCGGCTTTAAACCTTACAACATGATCATAACCAGCACAGTCAAATTCAGCTATACCCACTCCCGTTTTCCCATCAAAAGCGGTACCTTCATAAATATGCGAGAATTCCTGCATCATCATAGCGGCATTGGCCAGGTTTTCATCAATTACCGTTTGTCCGCTTTCAGCCGCAAACAACATTTCATACACCTCCTACTGTAGACTAAGTCTGCATTCTACTGTTAAGATCATCTGGTTTTCCTTTGCCCAGGGCACCTTTAAAAGATTAAACATAATGCCTGAACCGGGAGTGTCGGTTGCATCCGTAAATATGCAGGTCTTTTGATGCTGGCCGTTGCCTTCTCCCGCCAGCAACACGGTTCTGAGCCTTATGGCATTTCCTGATTGGGTCACCACCGATACTGCTTTGCGGTAAACCTCGCTGATCGTGTCCCCTTCGGCAGTATCATCCCCTATAACCAAATACGGACTGGAGAGCCCAGCCAGTTTCTGGGCAGCTATATTTAAGCCGGTAGCAGTTACATAATTCTGTAATGGGCCGACAATCTTCCCGTTTTCATATTCCAAATACCACTCCGATTTTAGACTGATTGTATCTTCCATGTTCATACCACCCCGTACTGGCCTAGTACCACGGTCAGGCCAACCACTGAATCTGCATCTTCAGGCGATTTGTAGTTAAATACCTGTATTGTGGCCTTTTGATAGGCTCTGAACTTTATATAACCGGGGTACGGTACCGTAATAGATTTAGAAAAGTCTATATCCGCCCATTCGCTCCACTGGCCACCATCAGTGCTCGCCGCGATCTGTAACCCCCGCGGCAGTGACATAGCCTGGGTCTGAGGATAAATGCGGGCCAGACTACCGATGGTTGATATTGCTGCACTTTCCGGCTGGGGAATGGAGGTAAGTCCCCATTTATGCATTTCCCATATTAATGACATTGATAGCCCTCCTATGCTGCATCCTCAACCGTAATTACTGCCAATACCGACCAAAGCCCCACTGCGGTGTTGGTTATCTGTTTAATACTGAAACCTTCCCCCGGCCTGATACATAAGGGTTTAACATCCATTCCCCGAGGTATCATATTAAAATCCAACAAAGGAGTGGCATTAAGAGTCAGCGGTATCTCATCATTATTAACCGTTACCGGCCACATTAAGGCTCCTTCTGCAATGGTGGCTCCAGTGGCAATATGAACCCCTGATGCCAAATCTGAATCTGCACTATCGGCCTTTTGTGGGTTAATGGTAATACCGTCGCTTTGGCTGGTAGCGCGCATAAAATCTAATTCCACCCCGACCCCGTTCACATATGTCAGTGACATATTGACGATAGACAGCCTGGGTACCCTGATGAGATACCCGCTGCCTGCATCATTATATATGGAAAACAAGTGCTTGTTCTGTGCTAGGGCTACGCTGGGTGCCAAACAGTAATAGGTAGGCAACCCATGCAAAGCTACATATTGTTCATAACCCGCCCCGCCTTCAATAGCCCGGAAGCGGGCATTAAGCTTTTTCCCGGTACTGTCGGGCGGGACTTGAATATATCCGCCAGCCATTTAATCAGCCTCCCATCGTTAATGTACTGCTTCGGCAGCCTTCGACCACCCAGGGGCGGCTCCTGGCTGTCGTCAGCAGCGTATCGGTAAGCGATATAGCTTCCGTTCCATAAACAAATTTATGAATCAGGTTAGTCTCATTCGTTCTCTTCTTCTGTTGCGCCGAGACCAAAGCTTTTAAGAAGTCCGTGATCCCCAGGAGACGGCCACCGAATTCAACGTTAAAGATCCAAAGGCCGGCTTCACTTAGGGAGATCCCCACCTTCTGCACCAAGAATACCGAGTTAATGCCTCGCTCAGGGAGTTCTACGGCCACCAGTTGCCCAGGTGCCCAGCCAGATACTGTAGTGATGAAACTGCCTCTGGTTTTGGGATTGGCCCATTCCCTCAGGTCCGCATTGCCTGCTGATTCGGCTGCTTCAATCGTTACCAGGGTGCTATCCTTGATTTGGTGTTCATACACCCCATCCCCGCCTTCCAATGTGGCAATGGTCGACTGGCTGGCCAGATCGTCAACTACGGTAATGACACCAATGCTCTGTCTGGCGGTAAAAGATATGGTGAGTCCGTTCTCGGGCGCATCGGTAGCAGCCGAGCAGCGCAGGTAGCGGTCATTGACATTCACCATATAGTCCTTGCTGTCTTCCTCATCCGTACCTTCAATCCCCACCGTATAATCTGTCCCGCCCACCTGTAGGCTGCATTCCTGGGGTGCCCAGGGCAACACCCAGATGCGGGCCGCGCCATCCGCCTTCCACTCGATGGTCTGTGGATCGGACAGCATACTGCCGCCCAATACATAAACCCGGTTGCGCAGTCCCTGATGGTCGATACTGACCTTGAAGTTGTAGAACCTTCCGCCAGGTTGCAGGGACATGGGAGCGGCAAAACCCAGTTCGCCGGGGTCAAAAAAATGGACCACTTTGTAATAGTCCACGTACCATTGCCAGCCGATATAGTCGCACAGCCACTTCATGCAGTCGGACGGCATTATGTAGTTGAAGTCGGTGCCGGTGGACTCGATTATCGGAGCACCGCTCTTAACCCCTGCTGCGGAAAAATCTGGGCAATATTTACTTAAGATATCCCGAACGATAACGTCGGCGTTCCATCCCAGGTAATTTTCCACCACCAGCTTTTTATTCATCTGCAGGGTGTAGTCCTGGCAGTCAGCTTTCCACACCAACGGTGCCTTGCTGTTTACTAGTTCCACCCGGTCTATAATGCCTGCAAAAAGCCGGGGTTCCGTAAGGGCAGTATCTTCAATGATAACTTCGCTTCCCTGCAAGGGCTTGGCACCCTTGACTGAAAAAGAACAGCTGTCGGCCTGATAAGTAAGAACCTGGGTGATATTAAGACTCCCCCGGCGATAATCCGGCCAGCGGTCAATTCCTGCAATCTTTAGGCTTTTAGCCACTGAATCGCACCCCCTTGGCCAGCAGAGTGCGGTAGATCTGCTCACCCGCATCAGCAGTGCCGCCATTAACCGTTATGCTAATCCTGTTGATGGTGGTCGAGCTGTTACTTGTTGAATTAGCGGCAACGGTACCCAAGGCTAACGGGGCAACTCCTGCCAAAGCACCCTGTAAGTCAAGACCCATTAAATTGTTTTTTAAGCTGCTGTAGGCGGCTGTTATATCAGCCACCCCGATTTTAATCTTGTCTACTAAAGAAGGGGAATTGCGCTGATTAGGGTCCATACCTGAACCCATTATGCTACGTACTTCATCCATAACACTTTGCAAGGCACTCATCCTGGACCTTATGCCCCTTATTAACTCACTCATGGCCTGGATACCATAACCGGATGATTTCTTGGCTATTTCCTCATACTTCTTCTCGATAGTGGCGATGGTTTCGGCGGCGCTCTTTTTAATTTCTCCGTTCTTTTCCTCCCAGGCCTTTTTGTACTTGGCCAACTCCTCATCAGCCTTGGCTTTCATTTCAATGAGTTTGATCTGCATTTCGATAGTCTGCTGCGCCAATTGATTCTGGGTTTCCATCCTGATCTCGCTCAAGCGCTGGCTAAGATCAACCCGGGCCTGCCGCATCTCGATATTGGCTTCAGCCCGAGCCTGAGCGTTTTTGGTTTTCCAAAGGTTCACATATTTGTTAAGCTCATCAGTTGTCAAGGTATTTAGAGCAGCGACCTGGGGGGCCGCCTTGACCCCCATCTGCCTCAGCTCGTCGATTAGCCCCTCATCAACCCCTTTGGTAGCCAGCGACTTCAGGTTGGCCTGCCAGCTGTCGAATTGGCTGACCTGATCCTCCAGATTGCCAAGTAAGGACTTACCCGATGCTTTTTGCGGTTTTACTTCATCAAATAGTCCAATCTGGTTCTTGATTGATTCAACCTTAGCCGCATAGCTTTGTTTGTAGGCTTCTATGGCCTGGGCTTCTTTTTCTAAGCCTGCTGCCGTAATAGCGGCTAATTTATCTGACAGTTCCTGCTGCAAAGCTATTTCATCTTGGGCCAGTTTAGTTTTAACTTCCCGGCACTGGTCAGCGTACTCTTTTTCTGTTTCCAGCAGCTTGGCATTAGTTTGGGCCGCTATCTTTTCCAGACTGTTTTTCATATTGACCAAGGTGGCAATAATGTCGGATACCGAACCTTCCACAAAGGACAATCCGTCTTGCATGCCTGTACTCAAGCCTTCACTGATATTAAGGCCATATTCATGCATGACCTGGGAGGGGGACTTGATAGACAGGGCTTCTTTGATCTTACCTTTTACGGTTTCGGCAACTTCCCCGGCGATATCCCTAACTCGCTCGATCCTGTCTTTAATCCCGTTAATCAAACCCTGAATAATATGAGCTCCAATTTCCAGTAGAGTGTTGTGCAGGGCTCTTAATCCCTCGAAAGCGTTGACCACCACGGTTTTGATACCGTTCCACAGGGAGATAAAGATATTTTTCATATGCTCCCAGGCCCCTTGCCAGTCTCCCTGCAAAACATCCAGGAAAAAACCAAACATATTGATAATGACTTGAGCCGCGGTTTTAAACACTGCCTTGATAATATTCCATATGTTTGAAAGTACAGCGGTAATATCTTTACCCCAAGTGTCCCAGAATGTTTTGATAGCTGTTCCGGCTTTGGCAATAATGGTATAGATATCGGACCATATCTCCTTTACCGTATTGCGAAAGCCCTCGTTGTTTTGCCAAAGTTTCGTAACGGCTAAAACTAGTCCGGCAATAACGGCTACGGCGATACCAATAGGACCGGTCAAGGCGGTAAAAGCCGCCCCCAACGCTGCGGTAACCCCACCAGCACTAGCGATGGCTGCCGCAGCCGTACTAACTACACCAGAGATGGCCCCGGCGGCAGTAATCAGCTGGCCGATAATTAGGACAACCGGGCCTATCGCAGCGGCTACCCCCGCAACAACCAGAATAGTTTTTTGGGCGCTGGGACTCAAAGCACCGAATTTTTGCACCAGTTCGTTTAATCTCTGTATCAAAGGTGTTATAACCGGCAGGATATGCTGACCCATGGTTGATCCCAGCTCTTTTAAGCTTTCAGAAGAAACCCGCATTTGATTAGCTGTGTCTGCTCCAGTTCTCTCGAAATCCCCCTGGGCGTTCTTGGTCATGGCCAGGACGTAATTGTACCGAAGCTGGGTCTGCTCGGCCTGGTTCATATCCTGGATCTTCTTCTTAATGCCCTGACTGTAGGCGTATTCCTGCAGGTTGGCCTGGGTCATGACGATCCCTAATTGTTTTAAGGACTCAGTCTCACCGGTGAATACCGACTTTAAAGCAGTATCCGCTATATCGATTTGAATGTTTTTGAAACTGGACAGGTCACCGGCCAGTCCGACCAGGGTTTTACCCATAACCGCTGCCTGCTCGGTACCAAGGCCCATGCTGGTAGCCATATCCCCATAGGCGGCGGCCATATCCAACGCGGTTCCCTGGGCGATACCGAAGCGGTTCAAAGTGGTATCGCTCCAGTCCTTGATCTCTTTAGCATTTTCCTTAAAAGCCACTTCTACTTTGTTAATAGCTTCATTGGTATCTGAGGCCAGTTTTACTGCAGCACCGCCAGCGGCCATCAGTGGTGCGGTAACTGCCAGGGACAATCCTTGCCCGGCACTCACAATGCTGCTGCCTGCCGTTTTTAGTTTCCGGCTTGCTTCCTCGGCTTTTTTAGCTAGTTTAGTCCAGGCTGAGCTTTGCAGTTCTAGTTCCTTGACCGTCTTTGAGAGGGAGTGTTCCATATTGGCCAGAACCTTTTCGGCCTTCAGCATTTTTATCTGCAGTTTTTCTACAGCCGCCGCATCCTGTTCAGTGCTACCCGCTGCTTTTTCGTAGGCATCTTTTAAGGCGGTTACTTTTTGCCTTTGCACCTCAGCCTGCTTATTAAAATATTCAACTTTTAATTTAAGCTGGTCGGTGGTGCTGCCCATATCACCCATCTTGGCGGCTGCCGCCTGAAATTCAGCCTTGGCCAGCTTAAGTGACTGATCCAATTCTTTCATGCCCTGATTAAAACCGGTATTATCCAGCCCAATCTTCACCAGCAATTCACCGATGGTTTCTGCCAACTGATCTCACCCCCTCACCAAATATCATCAATGTACCCGCTTGGGTTGTTTTCGGCTTCGTTAACTACAGAGCCGACAATGAGCAGATCCCAGAACATCTCGAGCCCCATGGTGTCAATCTGGTCCGGGAGCCAGTGGTAGCTTTGAGCCAGGGCCAAATAAAAATACATCACCATTTGGTAAGCCGACAGACGGCTTAGGTCTGGTCCATCGGCGCGATTCCGTTTGGGAGTTCTGCCATCTTTCGGCTAACCACCTCGGCCACCCAGCCGGCAATCTGGTAAAAGAGGGGGACAAACTCATCTAAGTCCAGTTCCTCCTCGATAACTTGCGCGGTTATTTCCGGGTGGTTAAAGGCGGCAGCAATCAGGCGCTCCATCTCGCTTAAAGCTTCCTGGTCGCCTTGCTCCTTATCGCTGAATTTGTCCTTGAATCTGGTCACCTCGCGCCAGAGCTTGACCTTAGGCGGCGGCGCGGTGTATGTCTTTCCTTTAAGGGTAATTGTCGGTGTTTCCATATCGTGTCCCTCCTGAAATCAGATCAAGTGGCTGCGGAAGGCTTCCGTTTAAGAGCCCCGCTGCCCTTTAAATTTAGGCGGTAGTGAATTTGGTCACGCTGTTCGCCGCCAGTTTGTTTCCGGCCAGGTCACAAACGTCCTTGGTACAGATAGCCCGATAAGCAGTTGCTGCCGACAAATTGGCACCGGGTGTAAAGGTGACAACTGTACGGGCGGTATTTATTGAGAGCATGCCAGCCAAAGCAGATCCATCAGAATCCTTAATTAAGAAGAAATTGCTGTCGATCGCAAGGCTTGCCAGAATGGCTTTACTGAAGGTCCAGTTGACAGCAGAACCAACCGCTACACCGGTAGCGTTATTAGCCGGGACTACGGTAACCGTCAAAGGAGTGGTATCAATTGTTCCTTCAACAGAATTAAACCAGTTGCTGCCGATACTGGCGACATAGTCAGGATGATCTTCATCAGCAATGCGCTGCCACAAATCATCATAGGCACGTTTAACAAAAGTGCCCTTAAGCTTGGGAGTCTGGAATTTCGGCTTATCCTCACCCGTTGCGTACACCTGATCCGGCAGAGCAAACATGCCCTTGGTCAGCCAGATGTAGCGGTAATGGCCGTTGCTTTTTTTGGACATGAATCCTAAAGCCACATAAGGTGCAACGTCAGTGGCTTTTTTCAGCATGACTCCGCCAACTATGCTGTGCCCCAGCAAAGCAGCCTGGTCTGAAAGACTTATGTCTTTGGCCTCAAACTCCACATCAATCTCACCCAGGGCAGTTGCGGTCTCATCCGGGCCATCATCAGCATAGAGTACTTCAGTATTTGATTTGGGGGAAATTTTAGCATTGATCGCCCCCGCAATTTTCACCGGAGCAAGATAGGAAACCCCGGCAGCATCATCTTTGGTCAGGACAGCATAATACAGATTTTTCAAGCCCACTTGTACCCCTGCCATTTTTCAACCTCCTTAAATTTCCCGCTCAGTTACATACCTGAGCGTTTTGTGATATATGCCGGTATCGTCTTCATAAAGATCGGCGCTGCCGGTCCTTTTAAACCCTAGAGCTTTCATGGTTTTGTCCACCTCGGCGGCAATAGCCGAAGTGCTAGCTCCTTTTACCCATACACCCACCTGCAGGTGCACCTCAGCCATAAAAGCAGTGCCATCTGCCCAGGCGGAATCAAAATTGGTTAACTCAAATAAAGTAATGTATTTATTTAAGCCCTCCGGTGCTTTTAGCTGGTAGATTTGAGGCCCGCCCAATAAAGCCAGCAGAGCGGCATTGCTTTCCAAGGCGGCCAGCACTTCTGGTTTAATGTTGATCATAGGTTAAGCCCCGCTTTCAGGGTCTGCCTGATGGTTTCCAGCACCTGTTTCTTACTTTCGGCTTTGGCCGGACCCATAAAAGGGCGGGCGGTCATTTTAGAGGTGCCGTACTCCAGAAATTTGCCATAAAAAAATGGAGCCTTTGGCCCCACCTCTACGTATTTGCTATTTTCATCCTGCTTTGGTTCGGAAATCGCGATATTGTCTGCCAAATGCTCCTTCGTCCCTGCACTTCGGGGAGCTCTCCTGCTAGCATTATCCCTTACTATTTTGGCCCCGGCATAGAGTGCCTGGTTCTCTGCTGGAGCAGCTCTTTGCCCCAGTTCCTTTAGCCTATCTAAAATATCTTCCATGCCTTCTAGGGTAATATTATCCGCCACCGGGGATCACCTCCTTGCACATCAGTTCTATTAGGCGGTGCCACTCACCCTTATCGATTACAGACAGAATATGAAATACTCGGGAGCCATATAGTACCCGCATTGAGGGAGTTATCCCTGTTTTGTAGCGGATTTTAATCCGGGTGGTGACCTCCGACTGCACGGCTTGCGCCTGGAAGTATTCTTTACCCGATATGTCCGCCACTGCTGCCCAGACTGTGGCTACTGTAGTCCAACTTTCCAGGGGGATGCCTTCTGATTTGGTGATAGTCTTGACCTGCAAGGCAATACGCTGCCGCATCTCACCCATTAAATCGCGCTTCTTCACAATTACCACCCTTCCCGGCGGTAGGCGAATAAGAGCCTGGTCATAAACTCAATTAACGCTTTCATGTCCACTGCTTCCCGTAGTTCATAGAGATTGCCGATGGCATAGAGTAGGGCTTGTTTAACTGTTTCCGGCACATCAGTAAATTCGGTCAAGGGAATTCGTAGAATGTCCTGGCAGAGTTCCTCGGCGGCATTGATAAGATCGGTGATGAGCGTATTGTCTTCATCACCGTCTACTTTTAGATAGAGCTTCACTTCCTCCAGGGTAACTACCAATACGCTCACACCCTTCTCGTTACTCGGTTGTCATCAGCCCCGCGGCTTTAAGCTTGGCTAAAAGGGCATTAAAGTCAGCTACCAGGCCAGCGATGGTCGACGCGGTGCTATCCGCCTGAGTCTCAGTCGGTTTCAGATCCTTACCGACAAAGGTAAGCTTACCGCCGGAAGCAATCGCAAGTTCTCCACCAATAACGGTTCGTTGGCCGCCTTGCTCGATGTAGTTTTTTACATTGCTCACCATTAACCACCTACGCTTTCATCTGCAGTACTTTAATGGCTTCAGCCAGGATAAGCTTGCCATCCACCCTCTGAGTTGCTTTAAATCCCACCTGGCCGGTTGCAGCATAAAGCTCGTTTAACCTCTGAAAAGATCTGCCCTGCCGGTCTGCTATCCAATAATACCCAAAGTCGCCGAAAGCTATAGTTTTTGCAGCTGAGGCAATGGTCGGGACATATGATGAGGTCTTTAGCGGCCTGTTAAGAATTGTATCCGGCTGTCCGGCAGCAATAGATGGCTGCCATAGATATTGGCCATTACCGTCTTTAAGTTTTCTTATCGCTTTAACGGTAGAATCATTCATCACAAATATGGCATTTTTACGGTAAGGGGTTTTTAAACTATGATAAAGATCAATAACCTCATCAGCGGTTACAGCAGTTGCCGAAGCTGCAGTAATACCTATATCTGCTCCTCCTGTACCATTAAGAATTCCGGTTGGCTTACCGGAACCATCTCCAGTTAAGAAGGCTTCCTCTTCCTTAGCTCCGATACGTCTTGCAAATTCCTTAGCAATGTATGCTTCCAGGTTAAAGACACTGTCATTTAGAAGCTCTTCGGATACCTTAATAATTGTAGCCAGCTTATATGCTCCTATTGATACCTGCCCGAACGCATCGTCTGATTCAGGAATTACTCCCTCTTCCTCTACCCAGGAAGCGGTTCCTTTACTTGCAACAACAGGGATTTTGCGATCACCACTTGAGGTCTGGATTATCGTGGCTATGGTTCTAAAGATATTCTCCTCTTCCAGGGCTTCAATCAAAGTCCTTTCAAACTCGTCCGGTACCAGGTATCCTCCTTCTGAATCAGTCCCGATTTGGAGTGCATTTTGTACATCAAGGCTGTTTTTGTTTCTCATGGTTGTCCAGAAGGCATTCCTGTATTCGTTGCTGGCTCTACCGGTTTTTTCTGCTTCGGTTTTACTATTGGGATTATTTCTAATGGGATTAGTGGTAGCTTTTGAAAGCTCTAAATCAATAGCTGCCTGGCGTTCCAGCCGATCGATTTCTTTGCCAAGGTTTACGACCTCTGCTTCCATCTTTTCATAGGTGGCGGTATCTTCTGCTGACAGGAGTCCCTCTTCGGTTCTTTTACTGTCTAGAAAAGCTTTGGTATCCTCCCACAGTTTAGAGCGTTTTTCACGCAGTTCTAAAACTTTACTCATACCCATTCCTCCAATTCTAGCGTTTTTAATAGGCTTAATCTCTTTTCTAAATGGCTAATAGGGGTACTAGTGGCTGTTTCAGGTTTTTTTGCTTGCCTAGGTGGTAACTTCTTTACCAGCGCGTTAGTAACAGTCATTTTGTCAAAAATAAAAGCCGCACCTGGCGACTTCGTTTCACTGTCTTCTGTTGTATAGAGCACTTTATCGGCAAAGCCTAACTCCACCGCTTTCCACGCATTAAACCAGCTTTCCGCATCCATCATGTGGGATATTTTGGCCCTTGATAGCCCGGTTTTTTCTTCATATGCATTAATAATGCTTTCTTTAACCTCAGAAAGCATGGCAATGCCGCTCTGAAGATCGGAAACCTCCCCAAACACAACGGTTGCGGGGTTGTGAATCATCATCATGGCCACCGGAGACATATACACTTCATTTGCTGCCATAGCAATTACGGATGCTGCACTGGCTGCTATTCCTTCAATTTTGACAGTGATATTTCCCGGATATTCTTTTAACATGGTGTAAATCTGACTGGCAGCAAAGACATCTCCCCCTGGGGAATTGAGCATTACAGTAACATCTCCCTCAGATGAATAGAGCTCGGCTTTAAACTGCTTGGGTGTAATATCATCATCAAACCAGCTGTTCTCTGCGATATATCCGTCTAAATAGAGTGTTCTGTCATTCTCATTTTTAATCCAGTTCCAAAACTTTCTACTCATTTTGCGCCCTCCTTTCCTGTTATATCTCTTTTTATGTAAGCACCAACATCTTCGAGTTTGAGCATATTGCCATTCATAGCGTATATATCCCCATGCTCAATGGAGTTCATATTTTCCAAGGCTCTTATATCATTAGGGCTTAAGAAGCCATTTTGAATACCCACCGCATAACCTTGCATTCTTGATGCATAGTCACCGCGAAGCAGTCCATCTACCACAAAGCCTACAAAATACTGGCCTTTCTCTGATTTGCTAAGCAATGCTTTATTCATTCCTTGCTCGAGCCTGACCAGCCAGGGCCGAATGGTATGAACTACGAAGCTGATAGATTGGTGTTCAATATTACTAAAAGTAGCCTTGTCCAAATTAGCTACCAGATGGGGCGGTACCCTGAATATCCGGCAGATCTCCTCGGTTTGAAACTTCCTCGTTTCCAAGAACTGCGCCTGCTCCGGCGGTATACCTATTGACTGAAATTTCATTCCTTCCTCAAGGACTGCTACCCGGTGCGCATTACCGCTTCCCTGATACACTGCATTCCAGCTTTCCCGGATTCGTGCCGGATCTTTTACTACTCCGGGGTGCTCAAGTACTCCACCGGGATTGGCACCATTGGCAAAGAATTTAGCTCCGTATTCTTCTGTAGCTATGGCCATACCTATCGCATTTTTGGCCATGGCAATTGGTGAATAACCAACCAGACCGTCAAAACCCAGTCCTGGAATATGCAGAACCTCGTCTCTTCTAAGAATTACTGTGCCGGTGCCCTTGTGGTACTCATAGAAAAGCTCACCATCTAAGCTTCTATTTACTGTCATCCTATCCGGCAGTAAGGGATAAAGCGCCAGCACATTTCCTCTTCCGTCTCTAATTACCTGAGCATAGGCATTTCCCCATAATAAAAGATGACTCATGAGTGTTTCTCTAAAAACAAATGAAGTCATCTCAGGGTTAGGCTCATCATGGAGCAGATAATATAGCCGGTGGTCAAGGGCTTTTTCCTTACCCCGATCTGTATATTTGTAAACATGCAACGGTAGGCTAGCTATGGTTTCAGCCAGGATTCGTACACAAGCATAAACTGCTGTGGTTTGCATAGCTGTTCTTTCATTGACGGTTTTTCCACTGGTGGTGCCGCCGAAGAAAAAACTGTATGTGCTCCCCCAATAGCTATTTTTAGGAGATGCTCTTGGCTGAAGTAATTTTGATAATATCGGTATTCTCAATATCCTTCCTCCTAAAAATGGGCATAAAAAAACCACCCTTTTATCGATGGTTTTTTATTTCTGCATTTATTAAGTATTTTAAATTCGAAGTTCAATTGCTTCATGCAAAATAATATTGTTATGCCAAAAGTTATATTCATCAAGCTTTTGTGTAACCTGGTCGTAGACTGGTTTTTTGCCTGAAGGATCTCTTAGAGTAACGGCCAGACAGAAATACTGGCTTAAGTCTTTATCAGCACGTTGGGCACTTATTATAGCATGGTCTCTGAACAATCCTCTCAAAAATAGAAACCATTTTCTGTCTTGCACAAGATATCTTTTGGTTGCTTCTGTTACTTCCGAAAGGTCAACAGCATATTTTTTAACAGGATAATATTTATCCGCGTATTGTATAAGAAGTCTTTCCTGTAGTGCAAAAGTATCTTGGTTACTTTTAATCTTTCTAGAGCTATAGAAACGTTCTAATAAAATGTTTTTTGGATCACTTCTCCCAACTGGATTAAGTATGGTTCTTCTTGTAGTGTCCCGATCCACCTTTTTGTCATATGTACCCATTTTGATATCTATGTTTGACTGACAGTATTCAGGACCCTGAGAAGGGCTAAGAATTGGATTATATACTAGGGTAACGATTATCTGACCAGTATAATAGCCATTTTCAATTAGGCATTCTGGCATCGGAAAATCCATAATATCAATAAATTCACTTTTTGGTAATTCATCACGCAAAATAAGAGTTGCTTCATTTGGAGCATTATAAATAATATCACGAACTTTCTTCGGTTTACCAAAGCCAACTTGGTTGACTCTTTCATCATTTGGTATATTAAGTAATTCAGGATACATTGCTGAATAAATCATTAAGGTTTTAATAAGAAGCGGATCAAATTCTTCAGCTATTTCCTGATGAAGTCCAGCAGCCAAAGCTGTAATCCTTGGAGTAGAATAACTCGTTCCTACCGATTTTGATATGGTTCCGTCCAATCCAAATGATTTTACTCCTGTTTGTACCAATTTCCCACTCGAATCTATCCCCGCATTTCCTCCGTAATGTACCAATTCTGGCTTAATAATATATGACGGACCTCGACCCACTCTTGAGAAAGGAGAAGGATTATCAATATCTGCAATATCATTATCATTTTTGTCATGTGCTAATGAACCAACTACTAGAGCTCTAACTGAGTCTGCTCCTTCATGTAGTCTCCCCTTTGGTTTGCCAGTTAGAAAGTTGCTACAGTTTCCTGCCGACTTACATATGAGAATATTGTACTCGTCCTGCAAGGCATCAAGCGCTATTGCAAAATCGGAGAATTTATCATCTGTTACAGACCTTGTAATACTTATTGACAGATTCCATATTTTTACCTCATCGGCATATGCTTTTACAACTCTCTGAATATTAGAAACCAATTCATCCTCATCAATTTCTTCCTTTTTAGTATCAGGAAAAACATTAGCATCTAGTAGCCTGCATCCGTCAGTACCTATCCATTCTTTTCCTTCAAGTTCATCTCCATATAACACAATTCCTGAAACAAAGGTCCCATGATTTCTGTTGATAGATTCTTCAGGATAAACTGTCCATTTACCATCAAGCCAGGGATTGAGATAATCAATCTCTTTAATTCCGCTGTCAAGTATTCCCACAGTAACGTAATGCCTACCCTCTTGGGGTAGTTTCACTTTTATTTCCATATCATCATTAATTGCATCCAGTGTTATTCTATATTGTGGCATTGGCTCAATAGAAAAAATAGTCTCAAAAGCTTCTTCGCTCTTAAGCGCTTCTAAATTATCTGGAACAACCGCCTGCAGACTATATACTCTATAGCCCGGCGCATATTCAGTTTTTTTCATTGAAAAACCATGCTTTTTTACGGTCCTCTCAAACAAAAGGTTTGCAGCAT